TAAAAAGAATGAAGTCTGATTTAAATCTAGCAAATTCAGTTAAGACAAAAGATTTCAATCTTAGAGGAATTCACAATACAGCATGGCTTTCATTTGAAGATATCGATGTAGTTGAATATGTTGACATTGAAGGAATGGAAAAACCAGTCAGAAAAAATATTGTATATTCAGAAGATGAATTACTTAAGTTCGATAATTCGTATGTTATAGGCGGATTTGATTTATCCAGGACAAAAGATATAACTGCATTTACAACTTTGTTATTCGATCAAGAGAAATATAGAATAATTGCACTAACGATGTACTGGATCACACATAACTTCTTCCAGGAGCAAATCGAAAAGAAATCAAGAATTCCCTGGAAACAATGGGTTGATCGTGGTTTGATTCGGTTGAGCGGTACCTCACTAATTGATTATCACGATATAGCAGATTATGTATATAACGAAGGTTTCAAAAAACACAATTGGATGTATTTGAAAATTAATTATGACTCATATTCAGCTCAATATCTTATCCAGGAACTAGTAAGTTTGGGATATAGCGAAGGCGGATGTCTAGAACGAACTCAGCAGGGATATAAGACGCTTTCAGTACCTATGCAGCTGATGGAGTCGCATCTGAAAGAGAATATATTGTGTTATCAGAATAACCCAGTAACAAAATGGATGTTCTCAAACGTTGAGTTAATCCAGGATAGAAACGGTAACTTCATGCCGAAGAAATCAGAAGATAAAGAAATGCGTAAAATTGATGGTCCAGCTACGATATTAAACTGCTATGTCAGTCTATCGAAAGACCTGGATACTTATATGGGAACGAGGTGACAAAATGGGATTGTTTAACTCAATATGGAGTTCAATCATTAAGAAAAAGCCAAAAAATGAAATCAGCAACGTAAACGCAGTAGACATTGTTGCACCAAGTTTCTCAGGAAGTTATGATCCGGAAATGAATGCCACATATACATCCATATGTGAGACACACGCAAGATTCATCAGCAAAGCACAGATAGATGTTAGGTTAAAAAGCAAAGATGCGCCATCAAAAAAAGACTTAAGGTACTTGCTTCAACTAAGGGCTAATCCTCATACACCGGCTAGTTCCTTTCTGGCAGCGATGGCATATGATTATTTCATGTCAAATAATGCTTTTGCATACATAGAAAGAGATTATGCAGATTTTAGATTAACCAACGGTATAAAAGCTTTGTGGGTCATCAAACCAGATGACAACATGATGACTTTATCGACAAATAATGCAAATAAGAAGCAATACATTCGTTTTTATCTGGATGGTGATGAGAAGATCATTGAAACAAAGGATCTCATCCACTTAAGAAGACAGATGGACCCTCGTAATTTCTTTGGAAGAAGAAACCAATCAGTAGATACTGTTTTAAAAGTTCTTCAAACCAATTATGAGGGCGTTGATCAAGCAATCAAAACCAGTGCATATATTAGGTTTTTAATCCAGTCGACTACAATGTTGTCACCTGCCAAAAAACTTGAAAAAGCGCAAGAATTTGCAGATCAGTTTTTAGGGGATACATCAACCGGAATAGCATACGTGGATGGAGCTGAAAAAATAACTCCAATTGATTCAAAAGCGAAATATGCTAATCATGAAGAAGTCAAAGCTTTTAGAGATGAGATATTTTCTTATCTAAACTCAAATGAAAAGATATTAAAAGCAACATATTCCGAAGATGAATATCAATCATTATATGAAACCGCTTTAGAACCATTCTTCATTCAATTAGAGCAAGAAATGACATACAAGTTATTGTCACCAGGAGAAATAGCAGCAGGTAATCGAATAGTTATCGAAAATAATCGATTACAAACGGCCTCATTATCGACTAGAGTTAAGATTGCAGCGTTGTTATTGAAACAACCTATTATTAAACCAAATGACATCAACGAGTTGTTGTACATGAAGAAAACCGAACATGGAGATACAGAGTATCAAACTCTTAACTACACCGAATTAAATAAAGAAGAATTACCACCGGCAGAAGAACCGCCAGGTGATGATCCAAATAATATCGAGGAGGATAATCCAAATGGATAAAGATATCTTAGAAAGAATGATAAGAAAGAATGATTATCATCATCTTGTAGAGGTAAGAGCAAAAGACATTACCGATGAAAACAAGATGATCATTGAAGGAAGAGCTGTAGTCTTTGATGATGCTACCGTGCTATTCGAATACGACGGTATTGAATACAAAGAAATCATCGCAAAAGGTGCGTTTGATGAGACAGATATTTCAAAATGTTTCTTGAAATTCAATCATTCAGACACAGTAATGCCGATGGCAAGAGTTAAAAACAAAACTCTTATCATCGATATCAGAGATGATGGAGTATACATTACTGCTGAAATTGCGAATACGCAAGCAGGAAAAGACTTATTTGAACTAGTCAAAAGAGGAGACATTGATAAGATGAGCTTCGCATTCATTACCGGAGAGGAAGAATACGATGCTAACACACACACCTGGACAGTTAAATCAGTGAAAACACTGTATGACGTTGCAGCTGTAAATGTACCCGCTTATGATAATACAACGCTTTATGCTCGAAGATTTGGCGATGTGGAGGCACGCCAACGTGAGGTGGAGGCCAAGCGAGTAGAGAAACTGCGTAAAGAACATGGCTTTTGGCTAAATATGAAATAAAAAAAATATATTAGGAGGAAAATAATATGAACCCAGAAGAAAGAATCAACCAAATCAACCAAAGATTGGCTGAATTGGAAGTTGAATTAAAAGGCTGTAACGAAGAAACCAGAATGGCAGAAATCGGTACAGAATCAAAGAAACTTGTTACTGAAAGAGCAAGTTTAATCGCAAGCATGCGCCAAAGTATCCTAGATGGATTCAACAATGGCGATGTCACTGATCCTGCAGAGCTGAGAGCACAAGCTGAAGCTGAAGAAAGATCAAAGAAAATGGTTGCTGACCTTGTCAATAAGAGAGCAATCACTATTGATGCATTGGATATCATTCATAACTTAAAACAATCAAACGTTATGAATGAAACATTCAACCAGGTATCACACATGGTTGATCAGATTCCACTTGTAGATGCAATCGGTGTTGAAACTTATCAGAGACCGTATCTAAAGGGCTACGGAACTGGTGGTTATACAGCTGAAGGTGCAGCTCCAACAACATCAGAACCTTCATGGGGATATGCAGAAATGAAAAAAGCAAAAATTACTGCATACACTGAGGTTCCTGAAGAATTCGAAAAAATGGCTCCAAAGATGTATCTTGACATGATCAAGAGAAATCTATCTATTTCAATCAAAAGAAAATTGGCTCTTGAAGTCATCTTCGGATCTGGTGCAACAAATGCACTAAGCGGTATTTTGACATCAGCAGCATCAGCAATTCAAGCAGCATCAGATATCGAAATGGCAGCAATTGCAAGTACTACTTTGAATGAAATCGTATTCTCATACGGTGGAGACGAAGATGTTACCGAAGCAACTCTTTACTTGAACAAGAAAGACTTGAAGTTGCTTTCAAGATTGAACGATTCTGATGGAAGACCATTGCACAAAATCGATTACAAAGCAAAAACAATCGATGGCATTCCTTATGAAATCAATTCAAACATCACTGACTCAGCATCAGCTGCAGCAAGTGGATACTTCATGTTCTACGGAGCTATCTCAAATTATGAGTTAGCAATGTTCAGCCAACTTGAAGTCAAAAAGTCAGAAGACTATAAATTCAAAGAAGGCGTCATCGCCTACAAAGCAACAGGTATCTTCGGCGGTAATGTTGTAGCTTACAACGGATTCGTTCGTGTAAAGAAACCTGCAGCTTAATCTGAAATCAAAAATCTAAAACAATAGGGAGGCAAGTTATATGACTGATATTTTAACCGAATCTGAAGTAAGGGAAGCAATGCAAGTTGACTTTGATTACAACCCTGATGAAGTGACACGCTATCAGAAGCTTGCCTCTTCTTATGTTAAAAACAAAACTGGTTATGATTTCGGTGCAGTAGCTGAAGGTGAAGAAGTACATCCATTAGCTAGGCAATGCGCTATGATTTATATTAAAAGTCAGTTCTTTGATAATAAATACGATGAGAAATACAATTACTCAATCGGGCTTGAAAGTTTGATATTTGATTTACAAATACTCGGAAAAGAACTAGGTATTTAAAATGGGTGAGCGTAGATATGAGAAGAAAGAGTTCATTCGTATTTTTCGTGAAATCAAGGACTCGGATGGATTGATTAAGCAATACATTCATCCATCAAATCAAATGATTAGAGCACATGTTAGATCCTTAAGTTCAAAAGAACAAGCAACCTTAGGCGGTTTACAAGACTACTTACTGGTTGAATTTGTAATTAACTGGAGAGAGATTAAAGTCGATATGTTCGTAGAATTTGATGGCGAAGTATTTAATGTTGATTCAATAGATCCTTATGATTTCAAAAAAATTGAACTCAAATTTATTGGAGCTAAAACAGATCCAAAAGATTACAAAGAAACTAGGTGGACAACATGAATATAATCGAAGCAATGGAGCAAGTAAAGAATATCGTAACAGGTATTTTAGAAGAATCCGGATTCGTATCCGGAGATGGAATGACTGAAGATCAAATAAAAGCAGAAAAAAAGCCAATATTTTACATGATGAACGTTCCGACATCCGTTGGATCTTCAAGATCGAATTACATAGTCTGGGATTTTGGCCCAATTGGCAATATCTACGGTGATGGTCAAGCGGTTCAATTTTCTTACAAAGCTAATATCACCTTTTACACGAATGATCCAATGTTTTTTAATCATTTGAAGCAACTTGTTTCCGGATTTGTTGATAAAGACAATGATATCAATCTTCAACGTGGTTACTTCGATACTACTTATCAAAGGTATGTGTTTGAATTAACCGTATCTCACATAGTTTACATACCTGGAGCTTAATCATGCAAGGTTACGGCAATAAAGCATACTTTGATTTTGAAGCCGAGATGAGAAAAGTAATGAATCAACTAACTGACAAGACTTTTAAAGCAACACAAGCTGCTCTGAAAGACACAGGGCAGGAAACATCAAAGATCATGACGGCTAATACAGTATCTATGGCAGGAACTGGACAGTTTCAACGTTCATGGACTCAAAAAGATTACAAAAACGCTGTTTATGTATACAATTCAAGAGGTACTAAAGGTACTGATAAAGGTATTCCAATATCAAATCTTGCGGAATACAGTGCTAGAGGACCTAAACCATTCGTTGAAAGGACATTCAACGCAAATAAATCAAGAATATTCAGCTTCTTTATTCGAAAAATGGAGCAGAATATCGCAAAACAACAAAATCTATAGGAGGAAATCGATATGTCAAAAGAAAGAATCGTCGAATATAACGTTAAAAACGTTAAATACGCTGTCAAAGATGCACTAGGCGAATATGGTTCACCAATTGATTTAGCGTATGCAAGTCAGATTTCACTCGAACCAGATTACAGTGAAGAAGCAGTCTATGGAGACGGACAAAAATTGTTTGTTATTCCAAATGATAAAGGCTTAACTGGAAAACTGATCGTGTTGAATCGTGATAAAGATTATGAAATTGCATGTGGAAGACAACTTGAAATCTCTGAAGGTCTCGCTGAAGTTGAACAACATGATGCAATTGAACATGCAATCTACTTTGAAGTTGAAAGAAACCAAAATGGTGTCAAAACAACTAAGAAAGTATGGTTG